CTGATTTGTAAAATGAGAATTTTCAAACCAATATTCAGTGAACCTGAAATACCGCAATGCGGAGATTCAGGAAATCGTAGTCAATTGACTACAACAAGTATGGAAAAAGCCATACAAAAACCAACGTACGCGGAAAAAGCCGCATACAAATCCGCAAAAATTTTGGATTCCCTAACTTGGGATTTTGAAGAAATTTTTGCAAAAAATGCTGCCATTAGAGCAGCAAACGGGGTTGGAAAAAGCCAACCAAAAACCATTTTACGTAGTGGGGAGCCTAAGAAACTTCCCACGCCAGCTGACGGTGGAGCTAAACAACGCCGTATTGCTGTTCGTAAAGAACAAAAGCGTTTAGCAGCTCTTCAGAAGAGCAAGGCCTCGGCGAAAGTCGGCGGGCTGAATGCCTCAAGTTCATCCCACAAAAGCGCCTCAGCAAAAGCTGGCGGGTCAAATGCGTCAAGTTTGCCCCAAACAAAATTAATTTACTATCCTGGTTTTGATAGAAATGCCATACCAACAGGCGATTTATTAAAACCTATTTTAGCTAGTGATAGGGTACATATACTCTTTGTAGCATCTTGGAGAGGAACCCAATTCAAGGGTTTCGCTGAAGAAATCCGAACAAGGTGTAATGAAGATAATACGTACCTTAAAGCATTTAAGAAGAATGTTTTAGCCTTCTCGACAAGAGAAGGTAAAAATCATTTTATTAATATCAGAACAAATGCTGATAGGTGTTCTATCGATCTTAAAAGAACACTTAATATTATTAAAAATAAAAATCTCCTTAAAGATAATCATCATAGGATTATCACAAATGCTATCGGAAGAGGGCGATTCAGATGCTCTATCAAGCAACACTATGATATGCTACATAATATAGCAAATATCCTTGATAGGGAAGTCTTTGTCATTCCTCACAAAAGAGAAGGAGGTTTTACAATTTTTCCCGAAAATGCCTATCACGGATTGTATGTACCTACTCTTTCTAACATTACGAAAGAACTTACACTCCTTGACGAATGGCAAGAAGCTGGGTTAGAACCTCCAGTACCAGGTGAAGTCCTTATCATACAGGACATAATTGAGGACACAGCTCCCGAAAATGTGGAGTTTGTATTTAGACCAAAACCTCATGAAAAACCTTTTGTTACACATATAACGGAGGAGTATATTCAAGCCACTACAAAAGTGGCGAATTCTTTCATAGGACCTACAGCCACATGGCGCCAATTGAGGAGAACAGAAACTTTAGAACGTCTAAGATGGGTCATTTCACAAATGAGACCCCAACGCAGAGATGCTTTGACTGCTTCCATTTGGTACCTTGCCAATAAGAGAAGTGAAAGCAAAACTTTACAGTCGGAAAATGGAGTTCCTAGTTTAGCACGTATGATACTGGATGTGGTTGCTCCAGGTAGCACTAGAAATGCTAATTATAGTAGGATGCTTCTAGATTTGATTGTTGGCATTAACAGCGCCGTTCTAATATATCATGGGAAAAGTAAGATGTCCAGAGGTTTGGCAGCAACTAACCTATGCATAGCTATCTTCAATATTATTGTAGAGGTTGTGCAAACCAATATAAAGAAAGTTGTAGAACCTAGTGCTTTAGAAATTGTTAGGAATTTTATTCAAAACAATGATCCAGAGATTCAACAATATAAAACTCCCACTGAAAGTGAATACACTATTTTTGAAAGGAGTGAAATTTATAATGAAACCTATGAAGAACTGGTTTCTTTAGTTGATCGTGTTGATCAACATCCAGAATTGGATTTGCGTGGTGATGTACAGCATTGGCTCACTAATAATAGTGATGCTTGTACTGCTACACCTTATAACCAAATGATCAAGTACTTACAAAACTACTTGACTAGAACGGAACAAAACAACAAAAACATCCCAAATGTTGTAAGATCTAATAGTTCAGAAAATAGTGAATCCAATTTAAGCATCCATGAACGACACTCTATTCAATTAAACCATTGGGAAACACCAATCGTTACAGAGATAACCACTGAACATAGTGTCATTGAGCAAGAAGAAATTGAAACTCCTTTATGTTCATACTGTGTCCAAGAAATCCGAAACTCACCAGGACTATTAATACGTCATTTAATTGATGACGATGAATGTGATGCAGATGAGTCTGGTATTACTTGGTGGTGTCCTAAAGGTCAAAAAGAATATCATTATCTTTCTTACGAAGACGAAGACGAACAATATGCATCTTTTGCTAGTAATTTAGCTAATTTGCTGGAGGATCTCGAAGATATACCTGAAGAACCTAAAACGCAACAGTCGCTTAGTAGCTATATGGATGAGCATGCGCCAGAAATAGTAACCATTGTTACTCAAGCTATTATATTAGCAATAGGTGTTTTTATGCCCGATTTTACAGTGATTATGGAAAGAATGACTAAAGGTGCAAGATTCTTAGATCAAATCTCAAAATTGCCAGCTACTTCATCAAGGATTGAAGGTTATGTTGCCAAGATTTTGTTTGGTAGAGCTAGTGCTGAAGATAGACTTAAAGTACAAGTTTTGGATATGGTTAAAGAACTAGATACTTGTATGAAAGTACCACTAGATTCATTATTAGATGATGCTTCATTTCCATATCACTTTGATGATTGTATTGCTAGAGCAAATGAATTGTTATTGTGTCTGCCGCGTGGCGAATCAATATCGAGTACGCTCACACATACCCTACATAAGGCTAAGGAACGTCAACGTGAAGTAAAAGATTGTTTAAGCACTACTAGTGCTCGTCCAGTACCACACGTTAATCTCTTCTTTGGAGATGAAGGAGTAGGGAAAACTAGAGCTTCTATGTACCTTTCAGAACTTATGGCAGACGAAAAGTATATTGGACAGGGCGTCTATACTTTAACAGCTGAGAATAAATATGCTATACCTTATTCAGGTCAGGCTATATGGAGTGTTCAGGAATTCGCTAATGCTAAAGATTACACTAATGACATCATCATACGTAATTTCAATAGCATAGTTTCTAATATGCATTGTAATCTTGAAGGAGCTGCTGTAGAACATAAAATGATGGCAGTCAAACCAACAGTGCTGAACATTGATACTAATAGAACGCCTGAAGAAATATACCATAAAATACCATTTGGACCAGGAGGTTCAAGAGGTTTTATGTCACGTTTAACTATGTGGGAATCGCAGGCCACTTGGTCAGAAGAATTCTCTAGATTACCAAGGAATGCAAGACCATGGAAAGAAGATTGGAGCCACATTAAGTTCAGAAGATGTATATTTGAAGATGGTACAACAAAACCAGTACATACTAATATTGGTAATATGTCTAAAGAATGGCTAACATTATCGGAAGTAAAGCTATATAGTTACCGAGAAATGGAAGTACATTATAACAATTTCCTACCATTGCAAGAAAAAGCAAAGAAAGTGTTGCAAGAGAGGCAACTGGCTTATGAAGCTAAACATCCACAAGCTGGTAATAGAGGAGCTAATATCATGTCGGTCTGCTTATACGGCATAGGAGGACAAGGTAAGACTTATATTGCTGACGAAATAACTCAAAGTCTAAAGATGAGATTTCCAGTGGATTCATATAGAATAACTAATATGTTGAATCCAGGATTTGATATCACTAAACATACTCTACCAGCGATATACATTTTTGACGATGTAATGACCCATGGCAATAAAGCGCTAGTTACAGGTGCTTTTATGCGATGCTATAACGAAATGCCTTCAAATTCTTTGGTTATATGGTGTACTAATGAAATTCCACAAATGGCTTCATTTAATACAAGTTTGGACACCACGAATAAAATTCCAAATATAAAGTTTAGTAAGATCTATAAACCACTGTATGCAGAAATGGGTATGTATCGTAGAGCAGGATATCATGGTGAATTCATGATACTACCAAAATTAGAACTTGAAGAATATGCCTTAGGAACACCAAACGTTAATACTATAACTTCTTTTATCAATCCTGGAAGAACTCAAGGAAACTATAATGACCACTGTTATGATGTTCACAATAGACAGTATAAAAGAGTTAGTGATGGTAAATACTATAGTAGAAGTGCTATTCTTTCTAGTATTATTAAAGACTGGACAAGGTACGTGACCACAAAAGGAGAAATACCAATTGAACTGGTTGATTATGTACTGCAACCAAGAAAAGATGTAGATGCGTTCCTACAATTCAAGACTAAAGAAGAATTGACATCAACAACGTCAAGTATAACTGCAATTCTCGCCGCTGTAGCACGTGGCAAGAATATGAAATTGAGCTCGACTGCCCTTCTTAAATTTAGAAATTTGAGAGCTACTGATTTCATGTACGGTGCCCCAGTTACAAATGATGAAGAGTTACAAGAATATGCAAGATTCTTCATTGCTAAAGTTGAGGCTGTATACCCAGGAATGACTGCTTATATTGAAGTGGAAGATTTTGGACAAATGTATTATGATGGCAAAGTCATCGCTATTTCATTAAATCAACGTAAAGAATTGGGACAGTTGTTTATTTCAACAAAACAAGCTGGTTCACCAACACCTTGCAATACCATTAAAATCTATGCAGATCAAACTTCGACAACACTTAGAAGTTTTAATGAACACTTCAAATTTCCAGGACCAAGTTCTGTGATTGTTGCAGAATATGCGTTGACTGATGTATACTCTGGAATTTGGGCTGATAAGAAAGTTCTCGCCAGTGCCATGAAAATTAGACCAGAACACGTTTCTCTTCTAAAACATTTAATAGAATGTGAAACCTATGGAGAGTATGCTGCAGAACGATTTAAAGCTGAGACTACGAACACTATGCAGACGTGGGCTAATTGCGCTTTGGATATGCTTAAAAAGCATTATAAAATACTCGGTCTTGGAGTAGGTATAGTAGGAATTGTCTTCTTAATAGCTAATTACTTCAAAGGTAACGCTATTAAACCAACGATTGAAGGCACTAGAGCATATTTGGCAGCTGCTAAAGTTGGTAAAGTTCCCGAAGAACTGGAACATTATTCCAAATATACAACAGAGGAATTGAAGCCCATGGTAGAAGCTATACGTAAAGCTGAAACTCTTATAGTTTATCAAGACGGTAGTGAAGAGTACATTCCAGATGGTTCTTCGCGTAAAATTAAAGCTAAAATCAACTTTGATACAAGCTCAGCTCGAGAACATGATAGGGCAGTAAGAGAAAGAGAAATTCTACTGGATACATTGACATGGGACATAGTGCCACAAATGGTCAAGAAACCTATTACTGAAACAGTGAAAACACCAGGTTTTGTAAATGAATTGGAATACGCAACGAAAAATTTAGTTTATGCCTATGGTGAAAGAGGTAGTTGTTATGGCTTAGGAGTTTTTGGTAGATTCCTGGTTATTCCGGCCCATATTGGTGAACAGGTCATGATTAAGGACGATAGATTCCCAAATTCTTCATTCAATGCTACTAAAGTATTGCAAAGTGAAGGGAGAGATCTGGCATATTATTATATTAATGACGCTACATTTGGCCAATTTAAGGATATTTCTCATAAATTCATATCTGCACAACAAGCTCCACAAATACAAGCGCGAGTTAGTTTCATGAAGATACTAGAACAAGGTGAACGTATGTACATCAGTGGTGGCTTAGCAAGATTAGTAGGAAGCCAAAAAGTGAAATATAACATCGGAAATTATAAAGAACTTAAACACTTTGGTGAGCTGGAATTAACAGGTATGATAAATGCCCCAACTCAAGATGGAGATTGCGGACTTCCCTACGTGGCTGATGAGATGGCAAATTATGGAAGGCCTTCTATAGTGGGCATACATATTGGAGCTTATGATAATAGAGCTCGTTCTATTTATGCCGCAGTTTATCAAGAAGATCTAGAGTTCTTAAAGAGTAATATATCTGATAAAGTGTATACCTTACCACCGACTGTAGAACCTGCCAAGGAAGTTGTTAAAGAATTATTAGTTAAGACTAGAAAGTGTATTCTTACCAACTACGAGGAAATGCCTAAATACTTCGTTAAATATGCTAAACAAAAACCAAAGAATATGACTGTGCTAGCCTTCAAACAATATCCAGTGAAAGTTAGTGATATTCCTAATCTTCCCTGCCCTGATTCACTTCTAATGAGGGGATTTGACTGTGGAGTTTGTAACACTAAACATACCATCTTTAGTGGAGACATTAAAAAATATAGTGATGCACGTATAGTATTGGAAGGTGAGTTATTGTTGAGCGAAGATTGTGATTATTTATATGCTGGTAAAATTATTAAAATCGCAAAACATAAAGCTTCCCAAGGAATAAAAAGAACTTACTGGGAAAGGGCTCGAGATATACAGCAGGAAACTATTGAAAATGTGGGCCAAATACCACCACTAATAGAATTTCAGAGTGAAGTGTGTGAAGTCATTGGTGTAGTACCTCTTCATGAAATTAGAGAAATGAAGTGTGAATCGTATAGACCAACTATATACCACGATTATTTGAGAGCACAAATACCAATGGAAAAGATACCTATTAAGAGTGTTGCAGATTTCACATTGGAAGAACGAGAAATGTGCACCCGGACAACATTGGGTGTACCTGATCAGATAGCTCACCAAGCTAATTTATTGGATGAAGATTTACCTAAATTAAATTCTAATATCGTAAATAGAGTTGCTAAAGAGTTAACACCATATCTAATAACCGCGTTTAGTGGAGCATTAACATTTAGCTCAAATGAAGAAGTTCTTAATGGAGTCTCTGTAAATGCGCCACCAGGTGCTAGATGGAGAAATTCCTATAACCCATTAAATCTAAATAAGTCTGCTGGTTATACTTGTGTTAAATTATATAACGCTAGTCTAAAAAGCGCATTTATAGAGATGGAAGAAGATGGACATCGTAAATTTAGAGATAATGCTAAAGGTATAGAACTTCGTGAAGCTTTCGAAGAATTAAAAGAGAAAATAAAGAATGGTGAAGCTACTCATGCACAATATCCTATGTATTTCACAACAACGAAAAAGGAAGAATTGTTGCCAGTAGAAAAAGCATGGAAAGGTCGAGTTTTTGAGGCTGAAGATTTAATGGGAACTCTTGTAACTCGTTGGGTCTTAGGTAAATTTAACGCTCAATCCATGGATAATGATTATAAAACTGGTAGTTGTAGGGTGGGCATGGACCCAATACGTGATTTTAATGATTTAGCTCACTATCATCTTGAGCAAGAGGTTCACTTTGCAGGTGATATTAATAGACATGATAAACGTGTAAGTTGGGAAATGTTTGAAATAATTCTTAAAGCTATGACTATGGCACATAAAAGAACATGCCCTGGTTGTAATAGCCAAAAATACTGTGGCTGGATTAATGCTTGTGAATTCATCTTGTTTAATATTGGTAAATCTAAAAGGAAGATACTAAATGTCATCGTGCAATGTCATCGTGGCATGCCTTCAGGAACAGCAGTAACAGCACCAATGAATTCTCTAATCGTAGAACTGTTTTATTATATTGCTTTTTGCAATTTAGTTGAATGGGTGAGTTTTTCTACGTTTAAAAAGTATGTGCATATTAGCACATTGGGAGACGATCATATAGTTTCCACTACACTTGAAATAGCTAAAAAGTTCAATTTGGTTACAGTAGCTAAATTTCTTAAAGAAACGATGGGAGTAATCCTTGATTCGGATAGAAAAGATGGTAAAATGGTGCCCTATACAGAGAAGATAGAAGATTTAACCTTTATCTCAAGATCCTTTGTTTTGTTGGAAAATTCTAACTTTTATACTGGTGCTTTAAAGAAAGAATCAATAACAGCTAAACTCTTTTGGGTGAAAAAGACTGCTGAAGGACCACAAGAATATATTAAAAGCTTGTCTTCTGCTATAATTGAAAGTGCCCTCCATGGCGAGGAATATCATGAAGAGATTTCAACAGCTATATTGCATGCAATGAACCAAGTTGATACATACTTCATTTTTGAAGATGTGTATATTGGTTATGAAGAACTAATGCATAGATACCAACAATATTGCCTAGGGGAAAGAGGGTTATATGAAATAGATAATATTTGTGAACAAGTTTATAAAACTAGCCAAAATATGAATAATATCATGAAATTAAATCATCTCCAACAAATTGGAGCTTTGAGTATTGTTAATGAAGAATATTCTACTAGCAATGCTATGTGGTATTGCAAATTAACATCATATTTGCGTGATACCAGAGAAGAAGTTATAATAGAAGCCAAAGGCATCAATAAGAAGATGGCTAAACATGAAGCTGCTCTACAACTTATAAATTTAATCTATGTTGAACCTAAAATTAAGAATCAAGGTGCCACTGTAGATGGGAGTAGAACTCAGCAAATGATGCCTGCTGCTGCAAGAACTGGTAGCACTGGCAGTGGTGGAAAAATCCTTCAGGAACTTCCCCAACAGCCTGAAACTAATGAGTTTAATGAGAGCGCAGCACAAACTGTTATGAATGATCAACTTTTGGATGATAAAAATGCTTCCACTTCTAAAATGACAGGTGGTTATGCACCAGATCAGACTTTACCACTATACCATCAACATAATGCTATAACTGCATATTTCAGTGGAACTCATCAAATTACTAATGTTTCAGTAACCTCAAAAACAACTAGAGGAACAGTACTATTTCAATTTACTATGGAACAACTATTAAATCAAGTACCAAAGTTGAGGAAAATTATTGAGCTACATAAGTATTATATTGGCCACTTCATAATTAAATTGCGTTTCATAGGACCAATTGGTCTCACTGGAGAAGCATTAGTAGCAATGTTGCCTGAAGAAGTTATGACAGCTTTAGCAACGGATCCTTCGCCAATGGCTACTATTAAGAAAATGTATGAGTATAACATCTTTGGATTGGAAGGAAATTCTTGTCGAACTTTTGAATTAGCTTCAGTCTCAAACACTGGTTTCGCTTTAACAACAAATGGAACCAATTTCATGAATATGAATACTGGTATAATATGTATGTTGCATACTCCTATTTCCTCAACTTTTGCAGAGAGTGATACTGCCACCATCACTACTATCGTGGAAATGGCTTTGGGAGAAAATTTTAATATGTCAGTTCCACTACGTGCTTTAGATAGCATAATTGAGGAAGATACACCAGCTCCAACCAGGAATATTAGACCTAGCGTTAGAGATTTTATTGGAATGCAACTTTCCAGTAGATTTGTAGTGGGATCAAAAACTTATGCAGCTTTGGACTCTAAAGATTATTCATCTACACTTTCAACAGAACCAAACTGGATCGTACAAAGTGGTAATAATCCTGCTAAAGCTATCATACAAGGAATTGATTTCTGCATAACATACGCAGATGATACTCAAGGTTTTTACGCTTGGCCATTATTCGTAGGAGGTGATGTTCCCACTAACACCCAGAAAATCACACTTTCAAGAGAATGTGCAAATCGTGATGAAGTCGTAGCCCATATTGGACAATTACTTTCTGGTGATAATCAAGAAGTTTATTATTTGGGTTATGAAGGAGGAGTTGATAGCCAATCGTTCGTACAATATTATGCTCTATTAACAAGTTTGATTGCACCTATTAGATATGACCCAACACATTTTAGAGCACTTAAATTCGTTGTAGTAGGAGCTAATGGAACCACATACTACACTTTACCATATGTATGGGGTTCTGGGGATGATACTGATATCCATGTCACTAACTTTGATGGAAATTATTGTCTCTCAATAAAAAGTAGTATTATGACTAAAGATTATTATTATGCTGATAGCATTAATGCTAATGAAGCGAAACAAACAATCTTTCCACTTCCTTTGTATAAAACAACTGATACTACTGAATTTGTTAAATCAGGTTATGTTGTAAAGTCTTATCCAAATGTAGGAAATACTTATCCTTATTTTGGATCTTATGTTGCAGCAGATCAATTTAATGAAAATGTGTTAGCGACTACGTGTGAATTAACGTTTGCAAATACTGTATCAACGCAAAGGTATTTTGCATGCGGTTTTAGTGATACTAATATGAGCTATGCCGCATCCTCTAATACTAGAGGTTTTGTTCCCACACGAGAACACTGGGAATTATGTGCACAATTACAACGTGCAATGTTAAATAGAGGATGGACTACAATAACTGGAATCCTCACAGATGGCACTAATCCTATTGGAGAAATCCTTTACACCGATGAATTAGGATTACAAATTAATGCTACTAATAGTTACAGATGGACACAACCCCTAACATATGTAACTATCGAAAATTTACAACAGAATCCCAACCCACAAGAAGTTGATAATTCAACTATGGCCACTTATTACAATGGTCCTGAAGTTTCCACAAGAGGAAGACCTGTCTTCGGCAAAAGGAGCCAGCAGGCTGCAGCAGCAGCAGGCATAATCGGAGGTAATATTATCTCTGGTATTGGACAAGGCATTTCTCAATGGCAACAACAAAAGTGGGAAGAAAAACAAAGGGAAAAAGACCGTCAATTCCAAAAAGAACTCCAACAAATGGTTACTGACGGCAGACTATCAGAAGTAGAAGCTTCCAAGAAATGGGACTCTTATATGCAAGAGAGAAATCTTGCATGGGAGCAAGAGAAACAAAAAGGACAACTTGATTGGGAAAAAGAAAAGAATGATAGTCAATTGGCTTGGGATAAGGAAAAACAACAAAATTCTATCCAAGGTCAAAAAGAAATTTATGAAGCAAATCGTAAAGCGGATATTCGTAGCCGTGGTATTATGATCGCTGGAGACACTGGAAATCCAGTAGTCCAAACTTCTCCAGGAGAAGCTCAACGTAGAAAGGAAGATTTTAACGAACTTCCTAATGTTGAGAAATCCCTCACTAAAGAGAAGAGAAGAGCAGAAAAGAAGAACATGCTGCTCTCAAAAGAGCTCCCAAATGCTGTAGGAGGAAACCCGAAAAATGCAGCAACCAAATCTACCATCAAACCTGCGAACAAGGTATCAGCTTCAAAACTGGTGTCTTCTAGTAGGAATGGGATGATTGGTCCAGCCAAACCAATTAGAACACAGGTTAGGCGCGCAGAAATCAAACAAAATCCATTGATAACTGCGTTAAATTAATTTTCCTCCCTTATAATAACTGATATAGGAATTTGTGTTTGATGGAATTGTTACAGTTTTGCAATTCTATTTAATTAGTATATAAGTGTAATGTTTGCTATTTTATGTTTG